TTTTTTAATTTATTGTACTCTTCTTCACTAATATCACCCACACCAAACTCTGCTTCGTCCATTAATGAAGTCTTTGCTTGGTTCTTTTAAAAGGTTTAACCGGAGCATCCTTAATGACTTCCATCATTTCTCGGTACTCATCCTCGTTCATTTGAGTTCGATAGATTCTTTGGGCTATCGCCATCATCGTTCCGGCTACGAGTTCCGGTGACTTCTGATCGTCATTCAAGAGATGCATAGCATGCTCGAAGAGTTCATCATATATTTTTAAGATGTCATCGTCTTTCTCATTAATTTTATAATTCATATTTTTCATATTAGCTGCTGGTGGTTCCCCGCTAGGTTCCCCACCAGCTCCCAAGGGATTCCTTATGATTGCCTAAAAGTTTTAGATCTAAATAATTTCATAGTTTCTGGCTTAAATACTAGACGACATGGTTCCGCGGCGCCAATCACATTATTCTCTTGTAACTCTATTCGACGAATATCTTCCAGATGTCCATCCTGTGTTTCAATATATACATGGGCATCTGAAATAATACTACCTTTTTGTCCCTTAGTAAATTTTTCAAATACTTCTTGTAGATCTCTTAACCTCATTTCCTCGTTTCCTTTCCTTTTTTAAAGGCCCGCATTTGGAGGTGTCCTTTCTTATTCATATAAGAACACCATCCACTGAACTCGGGGTACTTTAATAATAGCGATTTAAAGAGTTTCTTCCAGCTCATGGCCTTCATAATCTCAGCTTCTCCACCTTCTTTAGTGACTGTATATTCAAATTTCATTAGTACTCATACTTTTCTATTAAAGCATTCATTCCAATGTTATGAACGCATTCTACTTTAAACTCCTCCGCTGCTTTATGTGCTTCTTTAGCATCTTTGATATCACATATCATTCGGAGTCTATCCGCAACATAGAACAAACATACTCGTTGCTCTACGCATTCTTTTTGGTAATCCTTAACAGGATCATTTTTTCTTTTTGTCATGTGTTTATTTCTCCTTTCTTTTTTTAATATAGGATAATATGGGGTTAATGTCAATTTTATATTTTTCCCATAACATTTTAAAATACATAATAATCTCTTTATGCATGGCTATTAAATAGCCTGCAATTACAATAAAAAGTAGCAACCACATCATTTTTTTATATTATAAATTTTTAATTCTTCTCCATAATTCCACCAAAACATATCTTTTCCATTTATTTTTTTATATAATTGTTGGGATGCGTGCATTACCTCATCAGCCATTTGTCTTGTGAACCATCTTTTCTTCAACATATGGGCCAGTTGATGTAACAATTTTTCAGGTGTATCAAATTCATTTTCATATAACATCCAATAATTTGGATGTTTTAAATCTGGACAATCAAAGTGTGGTTTAATGTAGTAATTAATTATATACTGCATTTCTCCATTTTCTTTTTCTTGGGTAATCCAAACATGCTTTGGAAACTCCATTTTAGATAATCTACTCGACTCAACTGCTTCATTATATGGATAGGATTTAATCTTTCCATTTTCTCTAATTAACTCTTTACTCATTTGTTTTCTCCTTTGTTAGTTGTTAAAAAATCTTTCTCTTTTATATCCACCTTAGCTTCGCGCTTCATTTCGTAGTATTCATCAACCCTTCTTAAAAAATCATGTTTCGCTTTTTTAAATTCAGCGCCCTCCACTACAAATTCTTGATAGAGTCGGTCCTTGCTACACATCATAATGACTCCTTTAGGAATTGATGTTTTATAGACATAATCATGAGCCATTGCATAGCCCGCTAATTGTTGAAAGTAATCCCCGATCCACTCTCTTTTTTTGGGTTTGTTCGTTTGCTTAAAGTCAATGATTGCTTCGTCGCCCTTGTGAATCCCCACGAGATCCGTTGATCCTGCGTAGAGTCCGGGATAATATAAAGTACATTCCGTTCCATAATACTCAGGAACATTACATAAGCCCTGTTCAATCACCCGCTTGGCCATATGATGGGCTTCCAAACCATTTTCGGTTAAATCTAAATAACCTTGTTCAATAATATATCGCTCGAGAATCTTATGCATGGCTGTGCCTCTCGCCGCTGCGCGCTCCACGATTTCCGATGCTTCTTTTTCTCCCACTCGTTGGCGCCAGTATTTCAGCCCTTCGCGCTTCTCGGGCGATTGAGTTTTATCGAGGATCGTTGTCACTGAGGGCAACTTCCACTGTCCATCATTAATGTCGTAGTGTCGTTGTCCTTCAATCATTTCGCGCTTCGTCGTCGGGTATCTATACTTCGTGTTTTTTTTCACTGAGTTTCCTTTCAAATTCTTCCTTAAATGTTAACTGTTGTTTGTATTCACTATATTTACCATCAGTAATAAATTCTTGATATTTATCTTTAACAGTTTTTACTGTGTTAGATCCCATCTCATGAAACCAAATTTGTTCCGATATTAATTGATAGACCATATCAGGATCGCTTACTTCTCCTCCACACCCTTTACTATTACCTTTTAACGTACTCCATCTTAGATTTTCAACGCGATAATCGACTTTATTACTATTGATATGATCAATGACGGTATGGGTTTTAGGATCAGGATTAGTAATAAAAGCAAAGCCGGTGAGGCGATGCATACCAAATTCTATTTCTTTGGGTCGTAGCTGAGTTTCAATTTTATGAATGGATCTAAAGTTTCTTTTTTCAGCCATATCACTTTTATGATAGAGTCTGACTGTAGGATAATTGAGTTTAGATTTCGCAACGGTACCTGTTAAAATTTTATCACGTTGACCTTTAACATTATAAATAAAAGGCCAGATGTTTTGTAAGTAGATGTCTCTTACAACTTCTTTCTTTTTACATTTACTAAAAAAATGAGGGCCTCCTGTTTTAAACATATAATATCGATTGGGCATAATGTCAGAAATTACAGTAGATAAATCAACTCCATCAGCAGGATCTATATTTTTTACAATATCCTCAGTCTCGTATGTCATTATCCTCCGGTGGGTTATTATGGCCAATGCCAATGGGTTCCAGTTGATCTTGAGATTTCTGAGATTCAGTTAAAGGAATCTGCGCAGCTTCTTCCTGACGGTCCGCGTTTCTATACTTCTCTAGTTCGGCATACGATTTGTTGGGAAACTCCTTACATAGTTCATGCATGGTTTTTTTCTTTTTCATCGTCCTCCTTCATTCTAAATCCATCTCCGTATTTTCCTTTATAACCATAGCTTCCATGGTGAGTTAAACTTGATTCAATATTTCCATATAATTTAAAGTTCGCGCTCCGCGCTAAATTGCAGAAAGCAATATCGTCTCCCGTCCACATTCCGTCTTTAAAGGTACAGTCCCAGAAGGAAAAAATTTTTAAGTCTTTAGGAAACAGATCTTTATGTTGATGCGTTTGTATTTCCAGCTCCGGTTTTTCTTTCATTAACTTTTCAAAGACACGTCGGTGAATCATCATCATCCCTGCTGGGCCTTGTAGAATCTCTACGAGTCCTCCAGGAAGAATGGTGATGTTCTGGGTATCTTTAACCGTTGTCGTATATTTTACCTTAGCCGGGTCTGCCGTTTTAATTCGGTAAGGGGTACAGACGATATCCTTTTGTGCGACCAGCATGCGTAAAGGGCATTCCGGTTCAAACTCCACGTCGGAGTCGATGAACAATAAATAATCATAGTCACTTTGCATAAATCGCGCCGTGAGAATATTTCTCGCATAAGCAATGTAAGGGGATTTCATGGTGTTCACTTCCATTTTAATGCCGGCCTTTGTTAGCTGTGCAACGAGTTTTACCATCGAGATCATGGTGTTGATCTTGACCATGTCATAACACGGCATCGCCATGTAGAGACTGGGTTTTTTAATTTTTTCGTTTTTCATATTTTATAGAACGTGTATTTCAACGTTAGTTCTTCTCCTTCTTTAATATTTCTCAAAGTAATAAGATTCCATTTTTTAGTATAACGCTCATCTCTAAGTTCCGTCTTGACACAATTACCCTCATCCGAATGATTAATAAATCCACCTAAAGGAGTTCTAATAACGTCGTCTTTAATTTTAATATGAGTCGTTCCTAAATCGGTTCCTTGACCAATTCCCTTTGTGGCACAAAGTCCAAGATCATGAATGTCCGAGCTTTTAATGGTGAGTGAATCAGGTAAAGGTTTATACATTGGGTCTCCTTGATCGTTTAGGGCCTTGTCGATAGTGAGAGGTGATAGGAACATCTACATTCCAACCATTTTTTCTTAAAATTACTTTTCGTATTTTTCCTTGGATATATTCAGGATTGCGTCCTGCCATTTCACAAATAAGTCTGAAATGTGGACCCCCCTCTGTAAAAAAATGACGCGCTGCTCGACGATTATAACCGTAAAGATTTTTATGAGGAATGTTTGCCGGTCTCGTCATATCTAAATCAGGAGGACCTTTGCAAGCATCCAACACCGCTCGGCAAAGTACCGCGACCCAGAGATCTTTTTCTGGAAGAGTTACTTTATCTTCATTAATTGTTTCGGCAGCGTGACCAATCATACCTGTGAAACTGTTACTTGCTCTTCCCATTTATTTCCTTTGTCTATATGTGTTTAAATCAATAACATTTTTTCGATCAGGTTTAATAGCATCATAATGATCTATAATATTTTCAATGGCATGAACCTTAACTTGAACATAAGGCCAAATCATTTTAGCAAATACCAAGGCATCTTGATATCCACAGGACCAACGCCATTGTCTTTTATAATGTTTGGGTCGTGCCTTATATTTTTTCTCTGCACACCAACCAAAACCTAAAACTTCATGAATCCATTCTATGACGTGTTTATCCGTCATTGCTATTTCACAACGGATATACCATTGATTATATATTTTTCCTCCACGATCCTTGCGTTTGGTTTTCTTTTGTTTGCAGGTAACACACCCTTCTCCATCAAAGAGTCCCGCAATGTAAGCAACGGTATCGGTTCCCATTACATGCCCGCCTTTCTGAGTTGGTCTATACGATCTTCTATTTGGTGAGCTAATTTTTTATTATCTGCAAGTAATTCGGCGTTCTCATTTTTTAACCTTCTCATTTCTGGAGAGTTCATTCCTACTGCTTTTACAATAGATGTCTCTCCTTCAGCCTCTCGGACTTTCTTTTTTAATTCTTCATTTTCTCGTTGAAGTTCACGATAAGCAACTTCATCCATTGTGTTTAAAGGTCTGTTTGATTCTGCCATTAATCTCCAAACGCATTCATTGCCTGCGGGTCTCCCACAATTTTATCCGTATGACCTTGTGAATTACATTCTTCACAATCAGCCCAGATTTCTTCTTTTGCTAAATGATATGGAACTCTTATAAATCCATTTCCATTACAGTTAGGACAAATTAATTTATCCTGCTTTTTTATCGACTCTGCCATTTTTTTTCTCTCCTCTATTTTCTTTATAAAATCGAATTAGTCGAGCGATCATTTTAGATCTGGTCCTATTTGTTCTAGAAGAAATTACTCCTAGATCCTGCCAATCAGTTATAGTAACTGATAAGGATTTATATTTATTAGGATCTGCCATGTTTTTTTTCCTTTCTTTCATTATTAATATGCATGAATATGGGAATATATAATAATAAATCAAGCCTTGCAAGAAAAATCTTTTTAGGTTATTACTTAGGTTCTTCTCACACCTTTTGTTTGCCGTGGGCTTTCTTGCTCACGGCAGCATTAACTGTGACATTTATGTCACAGTTTAAATTATATTGATTGTTTTACAGTGATACTTGGTTCCGACTTTGTAATCATTAACATTTTTATATCCCATCTTAGATAAAAGCCTTACAGATTCAACATGCGCATCACGGGAGCATTCATACCAGCTGTTGTACATCGTTGGATATTCAATAGGGGCTAGACATTTATTTCCTTGAATAAATGAGCATACCCATATTATTAAAATATATTTCATTATTTTCCTTGCCCGCGTGAGCGTTTTTTGTGTGGAATTCTTTTTGAAAGAGATTTTGAATGTCTGCCGGGACGTTTACGTTGAGTATTTTTTACGTGAACGTAACCGTAGCCTCTAGGTTTTAGGCTCATCACCTAGGGCTGATTTGTTGTCAACCGGTAGATAGGCAATGTGCCCGTTAATATATTGTCTGGTAATTTCTCTACAATTTCCACATCTAAAATAACCTATTCGAGTGCTCATCATTTGAGTGATGGTGTCACAATAAGGACAGCGACCCACTTCAATTTGGACGCGAACATTAAACATGTCTTTACCAATCTCCGAGATTAAACCATGCAGCTTTCCCCTGTGAGTTTTTTTCTTTACGGGTGTAGGCTTTTTTGTTTCTAAAGGTTTGGGGTTTGAAGTACCGAAGTACTTTTGCAATAGGATTTTTAGTTCTTTTATCATTGGAGGATAATTTTCGTGATGTATTTTGAGCCATCATTATTTGTTTTCACTTCAGCGTTAGTTTTAATACATTTATATGAAACTGTATCTGAATATGTTCTTTCTGCTTCACGCTTCCCTTTCAGGCAAACGCTCATTGAGGGTTGAATTCTATGTTCCTTAATCTCAAAATTTACAAACATGAGTAAAGCTACTACAACTTCCATTAGTGGGCATTCCCATTAGCAAAGTCTCTTTGCTTATCTTTTAATCGTTCTACATCTCTTTGTAGGTCATCAACAGCTGCTTTTAAAGCTTCAATATTAACTTCATTATGCAACATTGAGTCGACACGTATTTGTACTTTATCTACTTGTTTATATAATTCTTCGATCAACATAAATTGTTCCGAATCGGCCGGAAGACTTCCTAATAGACCCCGAGGCCACTTTATTCTGAACTCTGTGTTCTCTACTAAATCTTTTTCCATAATTTGTAATGTAGTTGCGTGCTGATTCAATTTCTCTTGGATTTGAAAGAATCCAAATGTGCCGAGTGCGACCATCACAATCAGCGAGATCACGGTCTTCATTGGCATTTGTACAGATTGTTCAGGGCTGAATTTCATTTTTTGATCTTCCATATAAAAGCTCCCCCTAGGGCAAAGGCCGTCCATAACATCCACATACCATTAGCAATGAATATAAAGTTCATTACATCTATAAAATCAGTCCACATCATTGGAATATTAACTGCAGTTGTTTTTATCTAGATCGATTGGTTTGTCGCCATAAAACCATACGTAAGATGAAAGCTTAGTTCCATCTTGTGTATAGGTACATTTTTTGCCGACCGAGCAGGCGCTCACGGCAAATAATAGGGCTAACACCAAGAATAATTTATTCATTGTCGCTCCTTTTAGTTTCATTCTCATACGTCAACGCTTCTGCGTTGTCTTTTTCTTTTGTTTGACAGCACTCTCCGTTGTCTTCTTTTTCTTTTGAGTGCGTACCACAACATTTTTTTAGATCTATTGGCATGTTTCACATTCCTTTGTCTCATCTACAGTGATTCCTTTTGAATCACATTTGCACATCTCACACGGACATATACCTAACATATCAGAGTGATTTTGCAGAGAACAATGGCATAGACAATTACAACTTTTGCACCTAATCTCGGCCATAAAAATCTGTCCAGAACCAATCCACAAGTTTTTTCCATTGCTTTTTAATCCATTTACTCATTTTATTTTTTTTAGATTATATTGCTATGACTGCAATTACAATAATAATTGCTATCCCGATGACCCATTTTTTATGGTCAGTCCAGATATGTTTAGCTTGGTTTATAATATTTTCCATAGTAGTTTCCTCCTATTTTATATCTCCCCAATTAGCACCTGATTCATAGTCTACCTTATTTGGAATCTGTAATACAACAGCTTCTTCCATAATTTGTACTATTTGTTCAGCCTTTTTATCAGATTCTACAGAAATATCTACCTCATCATGAATCTGAATATGAGGTATTATACCATTTTTGTATAGCTCTACCATACTTTTTTTAGTCATATCTGCAGCGGATCCTTGAATTAATTTGTTCAAAGCCTTGTACGTAAATGCACGCTTTAAAGGTTCGTCATAATTTTTTCTTGCTTGTTCAAGAGGTAAGGGTTTAAACACTCCAAATTGAACGGGCTGCCATAAATCAAAATGACATGCTCTCCCTAATAAAGTTCTAATTTTTCCTCGATCATTAGCTTTACGTGAAACATTATCCATGAGTTGTTTTACAAAAGGCGCTTTTGCATGATATTGTCGAATTAATTTTTCTGCTGATTCTTTCATTAATCCTAGTTCGGCCATTAATTTATTTTTACCCATTCCATACATTAGACCTAAATTAATAGTCTTGGCTTGCTTTCGTTGTATGCCTGCCATATCGGCCACGACCTTATGGAAATCAGCGTCTCCAGCTTTGTATGCGTCTGCAATTTCATGAACTCCAGGCAAATTCTGTAGTTTTGCATAATGTACTAAAATTCTAGGTTCTTGTTGTGAATAATCAAATGATCCCCATTTACAATTTTCTTCGGGAATAAATATAGATCTAATTAGAGGACCTAACTCCGGATGACGCGCAGGAATCTGTTGTAAGTTTGGATTACTCATTGAGAATCTTCCTGTAACCGTCCCACCTTGATCAGATCTGATTTGATTTATGTCGGCGTGTATTCTGCCCTTATGTGAATGTTTAGTAATTGAATCTATAAAAGTTGAATGAGCTTTATTTATTTCACGTGCGTCAGCAATAGATTGAGCTAATTCATGAGGATGATTTTGTAAAAAGTTTTTTGTGAAACTAGGTTCATTTGATTTTGCAGTTCGATCGTAAGGTAATTTTAATTTGTCAAACGCTTTTGCGATTGAGCGTGCTGCCATAATTTCTACATGGAGACCAGTTAAGTCTTTGATTTTAGTGAGAATTTTTTGTTCTCTCACCATTAAATTTTTTTTAATTTTATGAGCTTTTTCTAGATCTACTCTCACACCTTTAAATCGCATCTCAATCAAACAAGGAAACAATTGTGTTTCTAATGTAAAGATATCGATTAGTTCTTGATCATGTAATTCTCTATGAAGTCTTTGCCAAAGTTTTAAAGTTGCTTCAGCATCTCGTTCAGCATATTGACCTACAAACATTGCAGGTAATCTCCATAACTCTTTTTTAGGATCTAATCCATATTCTTTTGCGGCGTTATAAAGAACTTTTTCATCTTTACCTATTCCTACATAATGTTTTGCTAAAGTATTTAATTGATAAGATAATCTATTCTCATCAATTAAACTGGCGGCAATCATAGTGTCTACAATTTTGCCTTTAATATTTATACCCGCAGCCTGTAACCAACACACATCGTACATTGCATTGTGAAAAATAAAGGTAGTATATTCTTGCTTAAATAAATCTTTTAACCAATTTATAACTAAAGCTCTATCCATATTACCACCCTGTTCGTGTTGAATAGGATAATAACCAGACCAGCCTTCAATAGCTAAAGAAACACCGGCAATATGTCCATTGCCAATAACATTTCCCGATCCAAGTTCTTTTAAATCTGGATCATTGGTTTCTAAGTCTACTGCAATTTCTTTGATACCTTTTAAATTTTTAAGTTCTTCTGGCATTACCCACTCAGTTTCGGGAGTGAATAAAGGTTGTTGAATTGTTCTCACTTATAATCCCTTTCAATTATCATTTCAATAAAGTGAATTGCTTTAAGCAAGTCTTCTTTTTTCCCTTTATGTGAATGACGGCATATATATTTTATAACCGATCCTTCTGGAAAAAGCAATTTATTCTCGACCACAAATTTACTTGGTTGAATTTTTAAAGTTCTATAGTGTTTTCCTCCGACTTGTTTATTCCAAACTTTACTGGTCATATTTTTTATTCTTATTCCAAGTTCTAAAAGCTCTTTCAGCTTGGATTTCTTCTGCTTCTAGGCCATCGGAAGAATCTCTATTAACAAATTTTTTTAATCCAATATGAAAAATAGTTTCTGAATTTCCCCATTCATATACCACTGAAAGGAAATAATCTCTCCTGTCTTCTGCTTTTTGTTTAATATTATCAAGATTTAAACTATCTTCTAATTCCATTTTCTCTCCAAACGAATTAATGAAATATTTTTTTTCATTTTCTTGTGTCATAATATATAAGCTCGATCAAAATTTTTAGGATCTAATACATGTAATTCTTTTTTGGCTCGGGTTGCTCCCGTGTAAAATAATCGATGTAATTCATCCGGATCATGACTAAAAGTTTCCAAAGCTGCATTGGTTACGTCTTGCATTAATAGAACTTTATCTGCTTCACCCCCTTTTGCACCATGGATGGTTGACATTATTATTCTTGGATTTTTATTGATTTTTTCTCCATTGGCTCTCATGTTTCTTATGTAGTTTTCTGTGATTGTATCGAGTCCTTCAAATGCCCCATACCAAATTTTATCTGTGAGTAAACCGTGTTTTTCTTGGCATTGTTTTAATGTATATTTGTCATCAGATTGTAAGGTTTTTCCTTTTTTAAATCCTGGTAATACATTTGATCCTACATACTCATAAATGTTTCTTATTTCTAAATGATTTAAATGAGCTCCTTTTCGCCATGCTTCCCAATTATTTAAGGCCAGTAAAAGTTTTAAAGAGACTGAGTTGATTCCTCTATATTGATAATACCATCCTTGAATCTCGCATAAATCTTTAGCATCATCTAAAAAATGATTTGCTGAGGATAAAATTAACCAATTACCTTCAGACATATTGACTTGGGTTATATCTGAATATCTTTTTAGAATTCCTTCTTCAGGCCTAGGTTTATAAATTTTATTGTATCTTTTTTCTACTTTATTTATTATTTTTTGTGAGAGTTCATGGATGGGTCCCCCTGGTATTCTATAGGATTGATCTAATGTTTTAATATCGTCCACTTCTTCTTTTAGGGCTATGAAGTGATCTACATCGGCTCCTGCCCATTTAAATATAGCTTGATCATCATCGCCTGCGATGTAGGTTTTTTTTACATTAGCCCAAATACAACGAACCATATCCCATTGAAGAAGAGATAAGTCTTGTGCCTCATCTATAAATAAAACTTCAAAGCTTGGATGAATTTCTTTAAGAATAAAGTCTTCTAATAAATCTGTAAAATCTTTTAAGCTTTTTTCTTTTTTAAATTTTTTTAATTCTTCCGAAAGTAAATATAAAGTATTTCTTTCTATATCCAGTATATTTTGTCGTGAATCATAATATTCTAATAGATCCATGCGCTTAACTCTGGCTGTATTGATAATGGTGAGATATTCGTTATCACAATTAAAAGTTCCGTCATCATTAGAAAAGGAAGCTGTCTTAATAGGAATACCACATTTTAATCCAAACTCTCTGTAATCATCAGGTCCCATCATTTTTTCTTTGGTGATTCCCAGTTTTCTAAATGCAAAAGAATGAAGGGTTCTAAAATTTTCTAAATCAGTTTCTCTATCTAATCCAAATTTTTCTGAAGCTCGTGTTGCAGCTTCGGTAGCGGCTTTTCTAGTGAAAGAAAAGTATCCTATTTGTTTGGGTCTTATACCCTGTTTAATAAATTCATCGACTAAATTTAATAAAGTTGTAGTTTTCCCTGTGCCGGGTGGTCCTAATATTATTGTTTTCATTAAAAATCATCTTCCTGATATTTAACTTTAGAAATACTAGCATCAATTTTTTTCATCGCTTTTATTTTAATGAGTCTTGGTTGTTGATTTTTTACTCTAATTCTTTCTTCTTCTACAAAAATATCTTTTAATCTTTTTAATAAGTTTCCGGTTTTAATTTTATCTATTTCCCAATGATTTCTTTTACAAAAATTATAAAAGTCTTCCATTCTAAAATAAGTAAATTCTCTTTTATCATCTGTGTAGGGAAGCTTATTAAAAATATCATCCAGCCTTCGGGCGCTTTGTCGATTCGTTGTCCAGTCTTGTAATAAAGAAGTTAATTCATTAATAGGATCTAAAGATTCCAATGGTTCTACTTCTTGTAGGTTCTGCATTAAAGGTTTTAAAAATAATTCTTTCCAGTCTTTAGGCTTCGGTACAGGTATAACTAAATTAGCTTGATCTAAGCATGCTAATGCAAAGAGAGGTGAACTATAAAGTTGTTCTGTTTTTAATTCGATCCGCGTTTCACTGACATCTAAAAACCATTGCGGTGGACTAGACGTGTACTTCGTTAAGTTACCCAGCATCGGCATTTGTTCTTCACCATAACCGACACCGAATCGTTTAGTTCGGCATAACCTGGACTGACAGACGGCGTTGATAGGCGCATCTTTACATCTATATTTGTCATAACCTTTTCGGTTAATAGATTTAATTAATTGTTGAACTTCACCATTACTTAAGGGTGGGTTCATATGAGTTTGATTTGCTTTTACTAATTCATCTTCCCAAGAATCGGGTTTAGCTTGTTTATAATAAACGGCAATATTGAATAAGGCATTATTTCTAGCTCCCTCTCCAAAACCTTCCTTGGCTAATTGATTTAGACAAGGAGGTCCTAGAGGAAACGCTTCTTTTATTTTTTTCTCTTCGATTTCAATTTTCTCCACCTCTTGCCTTCCGCAAGCCAAAACATCATAGAGCTTATAAAATTCCTCAAGTGTACTAGCGGAGCCATTATCGTTGAAAGCATAACGTAGTCCTTTCGTTCCATTAAAGTAGGGTAAGTTTAAAAAATTACCTGTGTCCCCACGTTCCACAAGTATTTCAGTTTGTTTAGGGAAGATTTCGCAGCCCTCGTACCCTAAAATTTTAGCTATTTTCTTTAATGTGCCTTGCATTAAAGAGGCTGGAATAAATTCTTTGGTAAATAAAAAGATGTGAGCACCGCCTGATTTAGAACGGCATACGATGAGAGGAAGTTTTAACTTCCGAATAGTTTGAACAAGAGAATGATGTTTAAGATTATAAACGTCGACGTCAATACAACCCCACTGACAATTATTATCTTCTCGAATAGGGATAATGCCCAGTGCAGGAGGATTACCTGCGAGATGATCTTCCCAGAGCTTATCTGTAACGTTTTTCCTAACGATAAAAGCTTTTCCTTTAAGTTTTCCGTTAGCACCTCGCTCACCCTTTTGATATTGTCCATATGCGATTGTTAATCCACTAAATATTTTTTTGAATTTCTCCATATACATCTTTCTTCCTTCTATGTAAAGGGCCCTTTCGGGCCCCTTATAAATTTAATACGGTGCTGCCGTACTAGATTTTTCTTCTACATCTGCTTTTGTTTGCACGTTGCCCTTTGAAACATTTCCTTGAAAATCTTTTGCACTTAAATACAAAGATTTATCTTTTTGTTCCAGAACTCTGTCTTGTGTTACAACCCATCCAAACCAAGAACCTTTATCGTTCTTTTGTAGTGTAGATGTTAGATTGTAAACAACCCCATGCATAGGCGGAATAGCAAATCCACCTTTTCCGTCAGGTATTTGTATGGTTTTCATCATTGAATTCCATTTTTTACTGACATTTAGTTGAGTTGATTTCATTGTAATCAACGCAGGAGTATAAGCTCCTGTTTTTGTCTCAACTAGTACATAATAAGAAGCTGTTTCTTCCAAGTAGTTACCATTTGGTAATCTAATTTTAGAACCTTCCCTCTTACCTGTTTTAATTACCGGACTGTTTGGTAGATGAACTGCCGCAGGCGCACCTGGACCTTCCCCTCTATCATTCCATTCTGGATAATTTTTTTTATAGTAACAAGGAATAACCTTGATACCTTTTTTACCATCGAATAAATCGTTGGTAACCGTATTATAAATCATGCCAGGTTTGGCACTTTCTATAAATTTTCCATCACCTTGAGTTACTTGAGGCGATAGTTGTCCTAAGATTCTGACAAAAGGTAACGCAAGATCATCTTGCGTCATATTTTCAAAACCTTTGGAGAGATCGTCACCAAATAAGGTAACTGATCCATTTGATTTAGCTTTTATTTCATTAGCCATTACTCATCCTCCATTGTTATTTCCGAGTTATTTTAGTTTTGTCTTTAATCCACGTACTAAAGACTTCAGAAGGCATGTCGAGCCCGGACTCGACACGCTCCTTAAATAGGGCAGTTAATGTATTCCAAGGCACATCAGATTTCTGTTGTGGCTCGAACCCATTTTCTGCCGCAAGGTTCAGCAATTGCTTCGCCTTGTCGTCTTCTCCCTTTCCAAAAGTTACAAAGATATTGTTTTTAATAATATCTGCTAACCCCTGGTCACGAAGCCATTTATAGGCTGCTGCTCTTCGATCTTCATCTTTAGGAAGAGTGCACCTAAATTCTTTTTTAACTGACACCGCTGATCCATCAGCAAGTTTAATTGATGTTAAACCCTGCTCTGCTAATATTTCAGGAATCACTTTGGATCCTATTTCATCAGCCTGTGCCTTTAAATCTTGTAAGTGCTTGTCCGCAGATTTAATCATGTCTTCTAAGTCTTTCAACTTTTGACATTCATCGGCTAGGTTAGTCACATCGACGTTATCTAGAAGATCTTTTGAATCTTCTACCATCATTTTTTTTACTTCATCCGTCATCTCTTTCTCCTTTCTGGTATATATCGACTTCTAACGGGTAGTATCGATATTCTCGTTTGTCCCATTTCAACATATTAAATTGTCCGTTGGTTACATCATTCACAACAGCCGTTGAGATTCCAATTATAACTGGATCTCCTACAGCAAGAAGATAATCTTCTTTGCGAAAGTCCTGTAAAT